ATTCGTCCCGAGGTCACAACTCACGTGAGCATTGGTGCAAGCCTTGCCGAAATGAGCAACCAGTCAGGCACTTTGGTGGTGAGTTCGAATCAGGTCACCAAGCAAATTTTCGGTGGCTATGTCAACATCTCTGAAGCCGATCTAGATTGGACCGATCCCGCGATCTTGTCAATCTTGCTTGACGACATGGGCCGTATCTACGCCAACGCAACCGACAACTATGCAGCCGATACTTTGGTCGCTGGCGCAACCGTCACACAAGCATTTGCAGCAGCAGACCTTGACAAACCTGAAGTGTGGGCTGCCGAAATTGCAGAAGCAGCCTCAACAATTTTGTCAGGTTCCAACGGCAACTTGCCAACTCACTTGTTCCTTGCACCAGGAATTTGGGGAAATCTTCTTGCATTGAGCGATTCGTCGAAGCGTCCGTTGTTCCCACAGGTTGGGCCAATGAACGCATTTGGTAATCTCACACCGGGACAGGCAAACGGCAACGCTTTCGGGTTGTCAGTTGTTGTTGATCGCAACTTCGCCAGCGGCACAGCCATCGTGGGCGATGCTTCTGGTTACGAACTGTTTGAACAGCAGAAGGGCGCGATCTCGTTGGACAACCCGTCTACCTTGAGCCGCACTATTGCGTTCCGTGGCTACTTCGCCGCCTTGATGATTGACTCAAGCAAGTTCGTCAAGTTCACGTTCTGATCAACCGAAACTAAGAGAAAGTCTGCACCATGGCCACATTTAGCGTGACGCACCACCAGCGTCTAGACGATGTTGCTGTGGTGCAGACCCTCGAAACAACCGACATCACAGTCGGTCAGACAATCACATTGACAGGACTCGGTCACGGCCTGAACGGCACGCACATTGTGATCGCTGTACCGGTCAACTTGTTTGCTGGCGTTAACGAAGCAGGCGACCTGCTTTACAACGAAAACGAAATCATTGTTAACCAATTGATGTTTCAAGATGTTGGCGACGATCTAGAACGGTCCGCTGCCGATCCGTTTGGAACTTTGACATGGACTTTGACTTGTACATGGTTGTCATCAGTTGCCCCGGTGCAAGAATTTCTTGGGATCTCGTCGGCCACGGCAAATGACACCGCGTTCCTCACTACTTGTGTCGCAGCTGCAAACGCTTGGTGTTTCAGGCGTCGCGTGCAGGCTGGTTACCACGACAGTCTGACGACTGCCCCTGACAGTTCAGTGCTGTTAGGAACCACGCTTTACGCCGCAGGGCTTTACCGTGAACGTGGCACAACTGGAGACAGTTACGCATCGTTTGGTGACATGACAGGACCACCGCTTATGACCTTGGGTCGAGTAAACCAGTTGCTCGGCATTAAACGATCGCAGTGTGCATGAAATGGCAGGCATCTTCACGGACACCGTTGACACCGTGTCAGCGTCGCTCACAGCCTTGGGACTCAAGCCTGTCACCGATCCGCGCAACGCACGACCGCTCACCGTGTTCGTGGAATTACCGACGTTCACTTGTTTCAACAACCAAATTGCAGACATCACAGTTGATCTCCGAATCCTTGGCGCGCCACCCGGCAATAGCGATTCGGCAAACTACATTCTTGAAGTCTGCGACACCATTATGAACAGCCCTATCGCCGTTGTGAGTGGCTCACCGTCGCTTGCTCAAATCGGTTCACAAGAATTACCCGCATACGACCTAACAATCAGAATCGCTTCCAAGCGCATCCCATAAAGGAAAAACCATGCCCACAACAAAAACCGTTTACCTGTCCAACCCAACCGTCTTAATCGGAGCCGTGGATGTCACGCAGAACACCTCTGCGGCCTCGCTTGAGATCGGTTACGACTCACTCGAATCCACGACCTTTGGCGATACCGGGCACCGCTTCGTGTCGGGCCTCCAAATGGTGAACGTAACCTTGACAATGTTCAACAACTACGGCGCAGGCGAAGTCGAAGCCACTCTGTTTGATGTTGTCGGAGACGGCACCACCACACTGGTCATCTCGCCAGCAGGCTCAACCGAATCAGCAAGTAACCCTGAGTACACAATCAGCAATGCAATGATGTCATCGTTCACCCCAATCGTCACAACCGTTGGAGAACTGAGCCAAGTCTCAGTCACCTTCACTGGTGGCACTTGGGTCCGCGACATCGTCAGCCCGTAATCAACAACTAACAAAAGGACCCCGACATGATTGGCATGACATTAAAAGTAGAAATGGCTGACGGTGAAACATTCGAAGCACCGATCACCTACGGAGTTGCGTGCAGGTGGGAAGATCACCACCCCACGCTCTCCGTGGGCCGTTTCTTAGAAGATATGAAGTTCAAGCCTCTCGCATGGTTGGCTTGGGATGCGTTACGAACCAAAAAGATTGTGGTCCCGTTGTTTAACACTTGGGTTGAAAACGTCATGGATATCACGTTTATCCCAAAAGCCAAACAGGGCCCGCAGGAAGAGCCACAAACCTGATCGCGCAGCTCGCTGTTCGTACAGGCATCAGTCCGTTGGATCTGATGGAAACACCAGCTCAGATCATTGACGAAATGATCAGGTTGATAATCGAGCAGAACGAGAGCAAGCGATGACAATTCAAGTGAAAGGTGTGGGCGAAACGCTGAGAGAACTCGGCAAAATTAACCCTGCTTTGAAGCGTGAATTAAACAAAGACATTCGCAACATTTTAAAACCGTTGCTGGCTGAAATTAACCAGTCGATTCCGTCGTCGCCTCCCCTATCTGGTATGGGTCACAACGGTCGTACCGGGTGGAGTAATCGCAAGAACTCGGTAATCAAGATTGACACGCGCAAGCCCCGTAGAAACCTAAACGAGCCCCGTATGAGCGTCCCTGTCAACATTGTCCGCATTACGACTAAGGGCGCTCCTGTGGCGATTGTAGACATGGCTGGTAGGGCTGGAGGATCGTCGTCTAAGCGTGAAATTAAATATCGGCGTCCAATGTTTGCCAGTTTGTTACCCGGTCAGCCGTCGCGTTTTATGTGGGCTAAAGCCGCGGACTCGTTGTCTATGATTGAACGCGAAATGGATTCCACGATCAAGGCCGTGGTGCTCAAAGCAAACCAAGAGATGGCAAGGATTCGCTAATGGCAATCAACATTCCGATCATTACCAGCCTTGAAGATACGGGCATCAAAAACGCTAAAGCAGCTTTTAACGATTTCAAAAGTGCTGTTAGCAATGCTGAAGGTGGGATGGGCAAGTTTAAGGCTGGCTCTAAAGTCGCTTTAGACGCAGTCAAAGCCAACGCTGGAACATTTGCAATCGCCGCTGGTGCCGCAATTGGTAAGTTTGCTGTTAAAGCAATTGGCGACTTTCAAGACCTCGCATTAGCGGCAGGAAAATTTGGTGACGCTACAGGTCTGGCCGTTGAGGACGCGTCACGTTACATAGAAGCCGCTGGGGACATTGGTGTCCCAGTTGATGCCCTCGAGGGCGCTATCGGACGACTCAACAAAACAATCGGTGCTGACCCGGACAAAGTGCGAAACCTTGGCGTAGACCTCGTGTATCTAAACGACGGTTCATTAGACGTCAACGAAACATTCCTTAACACGATCCAACGAATTAAGGACATTAAGGACCCAGCCGAAAAAGCAAGGGTCGCCGCGCAGCTTCTTGGCAAAGGCTGGCAAGGGATGGCCGAACTTATTGAAGGTGGCGCGGACGATCTTCGAAAGTCTCTTGACAGTGTTTCGGGTTCAAAAGTTATTAGCGAAAAAGATTTAAGAAACGCTAAGGATTACCGCGACGCAGTAGACGATCTGAAAGACAAATTTGAGGCTGTCACTTTAGAGGTCGGCAAATTTCTTGTTCCAATTTTGGTTGATATTTTGGAAATTGCTGAAAAAATTAGTGACACAGTCGGCCTTATTCCTGATCCTTTGTTGCATCTTTCTACAGGTGGGTTCTTTGCTCGTGGTGACGGTCGATCAGGGTTGCTTGAAGAAAAAATTGCTGGCGTTAATGCCGAAATGGACAAGTACACCAGTTATTCCCGAAGTCGAATTGACGCCATTGAAGGTGTTAATGGGGCACTTGACGATCAAGAAGAGGTTGTCACTACGTTAACTACTGACTGGCAAACGTTACTTGGCACCCTTGACATTCGAGAAGCGTTTGACCTTCTTGAGGAATCATTGGACAAAGTTTTCATTGCAGGCGTTGAGGCGTTTGGTGGAACTGCTGAACAGGTTCGTAATTTTAACGCTGCACAGAAAGACGCCATTGACCGTTTAGCAATTCTTGCGACAGACTTGGACCTCACATTTGGTGAACAAAACAAACTCAAAATCTTTGTTGACAGTGGCGACCTAATAGCAGCTGCTGGGTACCTCAAAAGTATTAAAACTGGTTACAGTGTTGACCTTGGTTTTGGTGTTGGCATAGTCGCTGGCAGACGAGAAAACGGGGGTCCGGTCGCCGGTGGCTCAAGTTACCTTGTGGGTGAGCGCGGTCCAGAGTTGTTTACACCGTCGTCGTCTGGAAACATCACGCCGAACCACGCGATGGGTGGCGGTGCCAATATCACGGTCAATGTCAACGGTGGCGACCCCAACAGCATCGTCAGAGCTCTTCAGCAGTATGTGCGCCAGTCAGGCCCAATACCAGTAAATACTAGGGCCATGTAATGACTAAAATTAACTGGAGTTTTGGGCGGTTGACACCTTCCGTAATAGATGTGACTAGTTCAGTAATGTCGTTTTCTTATACGCAAGGGCGGCAGAACTATCTTGACCAATACAGCGGTGGAACTCTTACCATGACGCTAAAAAATCAAGACAACATTGCCCAGTATTTTATTTTCAATTCCACTTGGGAACTAATTGACGACATTGCTACTTCAGCGGCACAAACTTTTTGGTGCCAAGATGTAACTTTTAACGATTATCCGGGCAATACAGGACTGTCAACGATTACGGTCAGCCTTGTTGATGTGCTTGCCCGCAATGGTCGCAATGTTGTCGCAAATGTTGCTTTGACCCAAAAAATTACGACACAGCAACTTGAAGATTTGTGGGAAACACCTGCTTACAAAATTGGTAACGTTGATTATTCAGGCGGTTCATCTACTGCGGCGGCTATTACTTATTCGGGTTCAATGTTGAACTACCTAAATTTAATTACGCAAACCGAAAAGGGTTTGCTTTATTTATTTGGCGATGTAGTTTTATTAGTGGGTCGAGATCGTGTTGCTGGTTCATTTTTTGGTGGTTATTCGTTTACACGAAACGCACCAACTGCTTCAGCCATTTCATATTCTGGAATTGACCATGATCTTGCAGGTCTTAACTTTATGAACAATGTGACCACAAGCCCAAACGGTCTTGCTTCACAAACCGCAACAAATTCAACTTCTGTCACTGCCTACGGTAATGCTGAACAAACCGTGTCAACAGTTGACGCAACTACAACACAAGCCCTCGGTTTGGCTCAATGGCTTTCAAGTTCTCAATCTGACCCTGATGCACAAAAATGGTCAATAAGTTTTCAGGACATTCCACAAAACGCCACGGCTTTGGGTAGATTTCTTGTTTCTTTTTATGGTCTTTTAGGTTATGAAAACCGTGTTTGGAACCTTGTTTATCGTGTGCCTG